TTGATTACACTGGGTTCAATGTTCCCGCTGAGGTGCGATGACGTTTAGCGGATATAGAGACAATCGCCGTCAAGCAAAGGCGAGGATAACCGAGGTCAATGACCCTAACCAGGCATGGCTCAACCAACAACCTCATTGGGTTTTGTTAGAAGCATTACTAGGTGGCACCTATGAGATGCGAGCTAAACATAGGAAATATTTACAGCAAGAACCTAGGGAGACGGATGAAAGTTATGACAACAGATTGGCTCGAAGTTGTGTCGCTCCGTTGTTTGCAAGATTAGAAAGAATGCTTGGGGGAATGTTGACCCGCAAGCCTGTCCGATTAAATGATGTTGCTGATGTAATTAGAGAACAGTTATTTGATGTTGATCTATTGGGGAATGATTTAAATATTTGGACGTATGAAACAGCTCGTAAATGTATTCGTTATGGACATGTCGGGGTTTTAGTTGATGCTCCATCTGAGGGTCAAGGTGGCCGACCTTATTGGGTGACTTATAGTCCGCGAGACATTATTGGTTGGAGAACAGAGAAGAAAGAAGGAAGAGAAGCTTTAGTTCAATTGCGTTTAGCCGAGAAAGTTGTTGAACCTGATGGCTTGTATGGAGAAAAAGAGGTTGAGCAAATTAGATTGCTAACCCCAGGTGGATTTGAGATTCACAGGAAAGATAAGGACAAATCTGATTGGGTAAAGGTAGAAGAAGGAACAACAAGCTTGAGTGAAATTCCATTTGCCGTTGCTTATTCAAATCGTGTTGGCATGTTGGAGTCACGTCCACCGATGGAAGATATAGCGGAACTAAATTTGAAGCATTATCAAATCAGTTCAGATTTGGATAATATGCTCCATATCTCAGCGGTCCCACTTCTCGGATTTTTTGGTTTCCCCCCTAGTGCTGAGGAAGTTAGTGCTGGACCAGGTGAAGCAATTTGTTTTCCCGATTCTGGGCGGGCGGAATATATAGAACCAAGCGGGAGGAGTTTTGATGCTCAGTACAAACGGATTGAGCAGGTCGAAGGCCAGATAAATAATTTGGCTTTAGCTGCTGTACTTGGTCAAAAGCTATCGGCAGAAACAGCAGAAGCAAAGCGAATAGATAGATCACAAGGCGACAGCACGATGCAGGTAATTGCACAGCAGATGCAGGATTTAATTGATAATTGTTTGACGTTCCATGCGGAATATCTCGGTAGTAATGAAGCAGGGAGCAGTTTCGTTAATCGAGACTTCTTGGCATCACGCCTTGACCCGCAGGATATAGGAAGTCTTTTACAGCTTTATACCGCAGGCACTATTTCGCAGGAGACATTGTTGAAGCAGTTGCAAGAAGGGGAGGTCTTAGGTGACGAGTTCGAGGTAGAGGAAGAACTAGAAGCAACACAGAACGCAGGATTGATGGGAGTAGACCAACCGCTACCGAAGGAAGATGTAGAAGAGGCGGTATGAAATGCCGACCGATATTCCGTCGAGTGTTTATAAGAATGCGATAGACCTAAATCGCTATAGCAATAGCGTCGCTAAACGTCTTGTTATTTCATATAACCGGATCATTTTAAATGCAACAAAAGAACTACAAGCAATAAATCCAGCGGGTTACAGGGCAGGAGAATTAAGAACGATCATGGGATCGTTAAAGACAAGCCTTGATGGATGGGCAACAGAAGCTACTAAGTCTATGAAGACGGAAGTTACAGGATTAGCAGAGAGTCAGGTCGAATTTGCTGTGCTTGAGATAATGAATCGAGTCAAGGCAGATATTGGGAACATTATTAAAGATCCGCTTGTGTCTCCTCAGTTTGCAGAGGCAGTCGTCAGTATTGATCCGACTGAGTTGAATATGGTTGCTTTAAGTGATGATTTACAGCAGAAAGTAGCAGGACGTAGGGGAGCAACATTTCAGTTAGGAGCAAGAGAAGGTGCTTTAGTTACATTGCCGAATGGCGAATCTTTAGAGAAGTCTTTTAGAGGATTATCTATTAGATCAGCAGAAAAATTTCGATTAGAAGTTCAGGACGGATTATTGACGGGTGAACCTATCGACAGGATTGTGAGAAATCTGATAGGTAGACAAGGGGGACTTGTTTTTTCTACTAAAGCTAAAAGTGCAGCTCAAATTGCGAACGCTGGTGGTGGACTTACTCGTTTAGCGAATCATCAGATCATGACTTTGGTGAGGACAAGCGTTAATCAGGTGTCTAATGTCGCGACGCAGCAGACTTATAAGGCGAACAGAAATATCACTGACAATTTCATGTTTGTTGCGACGTTGGATAGTCGAACTTCTTTGGTTTGCGCTGCTAATGATGGAAAAGAATTTTCTTATGACGACGGGCCTGTTCCTCCGTTGCATTTCAATTGCAGGTCAACGACTGTTGCTGTTCCTAATTGGAAGAAGTTGAAGGAGGTCTATGGAATAGAGCGACCAGATGAACCTGCTATGAGAGCAAGTCCTGACGGTTTAATTCCTGCAAAAGAGAAGTATGGCGATTGGCTTTATAAACAAAGGGTCACTGATGATAAGGGCCGAACAATAGGACCAGGTATTGCACAGATAGAAGCATTAGGTCGAAGCAGGGCTATTTATTTCAACCGATTAGCGGCAAGAAAAGGAGGCCCAGATGCAGCGATTAGGAAGCTGATAAGAGAGGACGGTTCAGAAAAGACCCTAGAAGACATAAGGAAGCAATATAAATTAAGAGCTATCACGTTGAAGAAGCTCGAGCAATTAAAACTGACTGTTCCAAAGGATATAAACGCTGATTCGATTGCAAGAACAACGACCGGCTCACCTGGAGTAGAAGCGCGTCTTCAGAAACTTATTACATACAGAGAAAAAGGCATAAAGGGTATGGTTGATTTTAGCTGGAACCAAATAGAGGAGTTAGGCGGAGAAACGGGGGTTAATGCTAAAAAGATGAGGAAATTCATGACTAAGCACAATATTTTCAATAATTTCGCAATGGAGGGAGAAAGATGGAAAGACTCAAACACCGCATGGTATTACAAGGCGGATTTGAAGAAGAGTATGGATTCAGCCGTGAAGGATCTAGAAAAATATGGTGAATATAATCGAACTTATGTGGGAAAAGAGAAAAAATGGTTCTTAAAGAAAGCAGCACGAATCAAGGATAACAATGGAAGAAATGAGACATTAAAGCTCTTATTAAGACCACCGTCGGGAAGAGCTACTGGATATACTTTTATGACTTCAAATATTATTAATACTCAGCTAAAAGGAGTTTCAACAAGAATTACGGCTTCTAGGGCAAAGTCTATAAAAAAAATTGCTGCTGAAGTCTTGGCAAAGACGGCTAAGGGAAAGAGAGATCGTGTCGTAGCTTTACCTAAGGTAATTGATTGGACTACAGGAACAATGGTGTCTGATGCAGAAAAATGGATCGTTACGATGATCCATGAAATAGGTCATCAGGTACATGCAAAAGGATCAGGAGGGGTCGCTCTAGGAAATAGATGGAAGGGCCTAGGCGGAGTTGTAAACGTTACGGGCTATTCTTATAAGAATCCTTTAGAACAATTCGCGGAAGGTTTTGTTCAATATGTTCTAAATCCTGAAGGTTTAAAGAAAGAAGCTCCTAGAGTTTATAATTGGGTCGAGGAGACATTGGAGGAAGCTCTAAAATGACTCTGATTGAAGCTATGGAGATGACAAGAGCATGGCCGAAGGATAAGACTGTCCCTCGGAAGCTTGCTGATGCAATAAACAAGGCTAAGGGAGAGGAGGAGAAAGAAAAGATGGGATGGTTGATAGAAGGGTTGTATGTTGAATGTCGCTCAGATGAGGATATAAATATGTTAGAAGAAGTTTTTAATTAGCTAGTCTAAGGGAAGTTGTTTTTTGACTTATGTCTAAAGGATTATTTGCAAAGCTCAATGAGCTTAAGAAGAAGGGAAGCAAGTCTACAAAAGCGACAGCGAAAAGTGCTGAAAAAGAGGTAAAGAAAGCTGCTGAATGAGGGACGGCCCGTTACAATTTGGAGAACGTCGTGTTTTGATTAGTTATGGCCCGTAGATATGTAAGGGATACAGCGGGCCGGTTCGCATCAAAGGGCGGCGGCGGTAAACGTAGCGGTAAAGGTGAAAAAGCAGTCGCGAACAGAAAAAAACCTGAAAGAGTTAGGGCAAGAAAAAGAGAAGAGCAAGGGTTAGCATTGGCAGGGAAGAAGGCTTATAGAAAAGGCCCAGGAGCAGCCGAAAGAAAAGCGGCGGTTACGGGTAAGACTATGAAATCAACAGTAGGTAGAAAAGAAAAAGCTGCTTACAGATCATATAAAAAAAGAAGCAAAAACCAACCAACTTATAGAGTCTTAGCTCAATCAAAAGGAGATAAATCTCCTAGTGCTTTTATCTATAAAGATGCAAAAGCGGCTAGAAAGTTTGCAGGTAGTTTCAAAAACGATGGAAAAGCTACATTTAAGGCATTAGGTGGTGGAAACAAGCAACCGCGTGGCGTTAAGAAGATAAGAGGCGCAAAAACTTATGACAACAGCACTAACCAAATGTTTAAGTCAAGGAAGTTAAAAAGAGATTTAAAGCGTAAATTTAAGCTTTAATCGTCTCCTAGGAATTCCTCTAGCGTTTCAAGTCCGGCCATAGTGTCGTGCCAGAAACCAGGAACGAGCATGGCATCCTCATCCTCATCGGTGATGCACAGGGTTAGTACATCTGCCTGCAAATTCCCGCAGGCAATGTAGACCTTATGTTCATTTCCTTCACCATCTACATCGGGAATGGTGCTAAGAAAATCTCTTAGTTCCTTAACAGTAAAACCTTCTTCGTTGATGATTGGTCTAGGCATGGGGGTTATTCCTAGGATTTGGTGCTAATTTAAGTCAGCCATGACCTTACGGGTTATTTATGTCTGAAGAACAAGAGGTTACGCCTCAAACTGAAACATCTAACGATGAAATCAACGCTTTAAAAGAAAGCATTAAAAGGCTCGAAGGAAAAAACCATGAGCTAATTGGCAAGATTCAAAAAGCCAAACAAATCCCGGATGGCGTTGACGTAGAAGAACTCATTGAATTCAAGCGCAAAACCGAGCAAACTAAGCTCGAAGCTAAGGGGGATTATGAGAAAGCTCGAGCGTCTCTTGAACAGCAATTTCGAGAAGCCACTGCCGAAAAAGACCAACAAATCAAGGACTTACAAGCGCGAGTCAAAGAACTGGAGCTTGTCACCCCTGCGTTATCAGCCTTGGCGGAGGTGGTCCATGACACCGACTATGCGTTAAATAAGCTTGGTCGAGATAACTTTGAAGTTGAGAAAGACGGCACTGTTGTTTATGTCGATGGATATGAACGTACGCCAATTCAAGAAGCAGCAAAAAAGAAATTAGGAGAATGGGCGTTAAAGCAACCAGTACCAAAAGGAGGTGGTGCACCTACAGGAAAATCCAGTGGTGGAGGCGTTCCTGCGGGAACAAAGAATCCGTTTTTGCCTGAAAGTTTTAATTTAACTGAGCAATCTCGGTTATATCAAAGAGACAGAGATATGTATGAACGGTTGAAAACTGCGGCAGGACGTTAATATGTATGGAATAACTCGTTTTTAAAAGGTTACGCCTCGGCGAGTAAGGGTTACGCCCACTACTAACAAACTTCTAAGAGGAAAATTCCGTGGCGACAGTCCGCTCGGACATAATCATTCCAGAGGTTTTCGTCCCCTACGTCGTTGAGGCGAGCACAAATCTAGACAAATTCTTGCAGTCTGGAGTTGTGGCACCAATGGCGGAGTTGAACGGTACTGAAGGCGGTGATTTTGTCAACATACCCGCATGGTCAGCCAATCTTGCTGGCGATCAAGAGGTGCTATCTGATAGCGCAAGCTTGACACCAGGAAAAATTACAGCGGTTAAGCAAATTGGGGTACAACTCCATCGAGGGAGAGCCTTCGAAGCGCGTGATTTAGCCAGCATTGCTGCTGGATCTGATGCAATGGCAGCTATTGGCAATAAGCTTGCTGCTTATATCGCTAACCAGCGTCAAAAAGATTTGCTTGCAACTCTTGAGGGATGCTTTGGTTCATTGAATGCCAATGACTCCAATAGTGCATTCTTCACAATGTGCGTTGACTCAGAATCAGGTGATTCACCAACAGTTTTGAGTGCTCGTACTGTTGCACAAGCAAGAGCCAAGTTCGGTGAGCAAGGCGACAAGCTAACTGCTGTTGCTATGCACTCCAACACTTATTACGACTTGGTTGAGCGCAAGCTTATTGATTATGTCTCAACTGCTGAGGCTCGCGGAACTACCACAACACAATCTGGTGGTTCAATGGCGAATGCTTATGGCGGTGATGACAAAGTTCCAACCTATTGCGGTTTAAATGTCATCGTTTCTGATGATGTAACCACAACTGGTTCCGGTGCTTCTACTGAGTACGCCGTTTACTTCTTCAAAGGCGGAGCCGTCGGAAGTGGTGAGCAAGCTGCTCTAGATATAGAGCAAGATCGCGACATCCTGGCCAAGTCAGATGCGATCAGTTATGACTCTCATTATTGCTATCACCCTGGTGGGGCAAAATGGGCCGTGACACAAACGAATCCGACAGTTGCTCAGCTACAAACTGTGGCGAATTGGTCCAAGGTTTATCAAGACAAGAATCTTGGAATTGCCAGGGCTACCGTTGTCTCCAATTACGACTAGAGGTAACTAACCATGGCATCTATCTTTGAAGCAACCGCCGGGAAATTAGTTGGGCCAACTATCGGCACAACTGTTACCCAGGCCACTAACAAGTCCACTGGAGTCACTGCAAATGCAGCCTCTGGTCAAATCACAATGAACAATGCAGCTTTAGGCGCTGCTGCTGAGGTTTCTTTCACAGTTACCAACAGCGAAATCGCCGCAACTGATGTTGTTGTTGTGTGTCATGGCAGTGCAGGAACTGCTGGGAGCTATCTAGCTCAAGCCAACACCATTGCAGCAGGATCTTTCAAGATCACTGTCACCAATGTGTCTGCTGGCTCATTATCTGAGGCTATTGTCCTCAACTTTGTTGCTCTAAAAGGCGCATCTTCCTAATGGGGATGTTCGCTTTCAGGCGGGCGCGGGAGAAGGAGGCTGCTTTATTGGCGGCCTCTATTCCTGTGGCAAAACCAAAACCAAAAAGGAAACGTAAACCAAAGGCTCTAACTAATGGCGATAACGATAGTTGCGACATCGGGAGCAGCAACCGCAAACAGCTACATAACGCTGAGTGACGCTAATGACATCGTTCAAGGCTTACCGCCTAACGATGATGTTGTTGCATGGGAAGCTGGTTCGACATCGGATGACTATAGAAATCGTGCACTTTATACAGCGGCATTAAGACTTGACCGCGAAAGGTTTTTAGGAGCAAGGGCAACTGATACTCAAGCAATGCAATGGCCTAGAACTGGAGTAAGAAAGCCTGATAGTTATATCAATACTTATGCGACGGGGTTTCCTTTCAGAATTACTACTGATTATTACACCGATACAGAAATTCCTGATGTTGTAAAAAAAGCTCAGGTTGAGTTAGCGGTTTACTTGCAGAACAATACTGATGGCATTGGCCTTAGTGGATTAGAAGATTATCAGTCAGTTTCAATTGGTGGCTTGTCAGTTACACCTAATTTTTATGGTGCAGTTGGTGCAGATCGTGTTCCTCCAATGTTTGAACGATATTTAAGAGGCATTAGAATTAGTGGACCCGGTAATGTATCCATCAAAAGGAGCTAATTTCTCATGTATTCAGCCGATCCAGATTTTGCCGTTGGCGGTGAAGTCATCACTGACACAGCAGCACATACAGGTCGATTTAAAAGAGTTGATTTTTATGAAGAGACTCAAATTAGTGCTATGAGTTCTAATTTGACCGGTAATTCAATCGCGAGTGAAACTGTTGCTGCTGGCACAACAATCTATGGCTTGATTACAAGCATTACACTCACTAGTGGAGCCTGTATTGCTTATCGGATCTAATGCCTCTCTCAACATCTCTTCGTAAAGCGTCAAAGAAAGCTATTGCGGGATTGGGCGGCAACGTGACGATTCGGCGGGTCACAACAGGCGCATACAACACAACGACCGGAGCCGTCGGCGAAACGACAAGTGACACGACGGTTAAGGGTCTTGTTCAAGATGTCAACGCAAGGGAGGTGAACGAACTCATACAGGCTG